TGAGGAGTCCCGCCTTCTCCCGCGAGCTTGGCTCGTGGGGGTAAAGAAAGGGCAGCATTTCGTTGCCCTACACCGACTGGAACTCTAATGAGCATTTCAACAACGACCAACAAGCGATATGCGCTATGCAAAACCAAAGACTATCGGTCCTACCAAGGACTGAGTTGTACTACGGCTGATGTGTACGCAAATAAGCTGGTGGCCGTCGAGACTGTTCAGAAGAGATCCAAGGAATCAAGGGTTCGTCCTGATCCCTTGATCCTGAGTCCGACGTTGCAGCAGAAGGTCTATGAGACTCGCTATCGGCCAGTTCAGTATGAGACCGGAACCTGGATCCGCAGTGGAAACTGTGAATTCAAGTACCGTTACTATGCTGAGCTGCCTCCGGCTAGTTACTTGACCTACGCTACTGTACCGGAACCCGAAGACTGGGCTACCAAGATTCGACTTCGTATTAAAGACGAGTCGGTAAGTCTTGGTGAATCGGTCTTCGAGTTCAGGGAGACGGCTGATATGTTTTCAGCTGCCGCCCATCTGGCTCGGGACGCCTGGACAACGTACCGGAAAGGTGCATTCCGCTATTTCAAAAAGCGGTTTTTGACCATTCACGACGTTGCTGCCGCTGAGCTGGTGGCATCCTTCGGGATAAATCCAGCTCTCGGCTTGCTTTATGATTCCATCACGAAGCTCCAGGATCGACTGGTGGCACCCGTTTACCGCTTTTACCGCGAAACTGTTGGGGACAAAACTGTCTCCAACTTTGTCCATTCCAGTCAATGGAAAGGCAATATGCGGATCGAGTGGACACGGGTGAGACGCGCGCAGTTCCTTGTCCGATTCAAGGCGGATAACCCTGATTTTACGATGGGTAATCCTGCCGAGGTCCTATGGGAACTTGTACCCTTTAGTTGGTTGGTCGATGGACTAATCGACATAGGGGGTTACCTTAGCTCTCTCGACGCCCTTCTCGGGGTTGAGGAAGTTTTAGGTACCGTGTCAGAAAAGGACAAAGTCCGGATGGTTGGGGCTATCTGCCCGATCGGCAATTACGCTGTTCGGGTTCCAGCCACTGGGTCGTACGTGTCGCATAAGCGAGCGGTCTACCCAGACATACCGCGGCCAGCTTTTCCAAAGTGGTCTCCATCCAGGTCTTGGCACAAGATCATGCATGCTACAAGCATACTGGTCATGGGCCGTCGACATGGATATGCGGTAAGCAACCGTCCTTTTCATCAATCTCGTCCCATTTACTAGGGACATTATGGTACTTCATGTACCCTCGGAGGCATCATGCCTGCTTTCTCCACATTCGTCCTGAATGATGGATCCGCTGACCATACGTTCACCCCAGTGGCAATTAGCACGGAGAAATCCGTGTTGGTGTCGCGCGAGGGAACCACGGCAGCCGGGAACCCCACTGCGATCTTCGGCGCTAAGCTGGCCACTGGCACTTCGGACACGAATACTCTGTCCGTCCGTGTCAACCAGCCGATCGAAGAGGAGATCGAGGGAGTAACGGTGGTAAAGGATACCCTTCGCTTCAAAGGCGAATGGATTGTCCCTAACCGTCGTACCCTCGCGCAGCGGGAGGCGTTCCACGCAATGGTCAAAGCGGCCATTGCGCACGCCTTAGTCGCGTCGTACGCGGAAGACCTCGATCCCCTGTACTGACATGACCGCGCCAGGTGGAAATAAGGAGCGTCGTCCACTCGATGGGTTCTATTCGGACCCGCCGAATGGCTTTGACTTCTATGATCCTCAAGGTTTGGCTGTGTTTGTCAGGCACCTGGTCCACCACGTGCCGCGCGTCTTCAGGGCAATCCTTGCTCTGAATACCGGGCGGAAGGCAATCATTGCCTTCTGTTTCGCGCTACCAATCATTGGTGCGCAACTGCTAGGAGAATTGCATCATGCAACACCCCTCGTCGCTCCTATCCAAGGAGCTGCACCTAACCCACCGCCTGTGCGAGATGATAGGGTCCTCTCGGGCCCTGACCGTCTCCTTGCTCGTTTCGGCTGGTGAATGGGACCAACTTGTGGCTTTGGAATGTGACCCCGGTCATTATTTTAACCAGACCGTCAGCGATTTTGCTGGCGATTACCTGGTGACCGAGGTCCTGAAGAAGTCACAGGTCCTTCCTCTCCGGCTTGATCTCGAGGCAAAGGCGAAGGCCGACTTCTTGTCGGCCGAGCGTCGATGCGCATTAACGAACGCACGTTTATTTGGAACTGTGAAGCCTTCGTGGTTTCACGATTTTTCGTTCCACGTGCGCAAGATAATGGGCCATCTCACTCCTAGCGTCCTTAACAGGATTTGCGAAAGAGGGAGGTTTGGTCCTGGCGTATCGACCGGGGTTAACGCGAAAGAGTTGGTCGCGTCAAAGAAATACAAGTGCAAAGACTTGCATTTGACCCACTCACTTGTACCCTTCGTTCGTCCTTTGATGGGTGAGGCCTGGTGGAATTTCCATCGGCACTCGTTCATCGTTGTAAAGGGCAACAGGTACTTTACGGTACCGAAGAAGGCGACCGCTAGACGCGGGGCATGCTCCGAACCTGATTTGAACATTCGTGTTCAGTTAGGTATAGGTGATCACCTCGTTGATAGATTGCGCATATTCGGTGTTGACATACGCGACCAGGGGGTTAACCGCTCCTTGGTGAAACGTGCACATAGCAGCAGGATTGCGACGATTGATTTGTCGCAAGCTTCTGACTGTATGGCGCGCGCGGCTGTGCTCGAGTCCGTCAGTGGCGAGTGGGCCCACCTGCTAGAGATAGCAAGGAGTCCCTTTACGTTTATTGACGGTACTTGGGTCGAGCTGGAGAAGTTCAGCTCCATGGGTAATGGGTTTACGTTCCCGCTTGAGACTATCCTGTTCTCAGCGGTGTTGCGTGCATCCGTGCCTATTCAGCATTGGCAAGATTGTAGCGTCTATGGGGATGACATTTTGTGTCCTCAAGAGTACGCTGCACTTGTCGTCGACCGCCTGGAATTCCTCGGTTTCCAGGTGAACCGTACGAAGACTCACTTGGCAGGTGAGTTCTTCGAGAGCTGCGGGCTAGACGCCTTTCGAGGCGTCAACGTCCGGCCCTTCTACTGTCGTCAAGAGCCTAGCGACCCCGTGCCTTTTGAGGTACGGATGGCGAACGCTCTTAGGGTTTATGCGTCTCAGATGACGGAGCCCTACTGCGACGAGAGGTGGAAACCTCTGTGGGACGAGTTGGTTGCGAACACGCCTAGGACTTGGAGAGTCAAGGTTCCATATCACTTTGGTGATGTGGGAATCATAACCTCCGAATCCGAATGCGATTCGCCGCTGGCTTGGAACCGGAGAGAGTACGCCGGCTGGGAGGGTAGGTTGGTCAGATTCGTGCAGATGCGACCTGTGAAGAAATTCACTAAGTCGTATGGTGTGCTACTGGCCAAACTAAGCGCGCTTGAGCTTGGGGGGCCTGGAGAAGCTCCAACCTACGGGTTGGAGCCAATCCGGGGCGCCTTGCGCTCTTGCGTCCGTGGATCGACGGTCACTGAGTGGCCGTTGGGTCTTGACTGGGTCTAGCGTTTGAGAAGGCGCTAGGTCCTTTACTAGGCTTGTGGTCTTTAAACCACTGGATAGCCGGCTGGTCCATTGTTTCCAGTCCCC